GTATTGACTAAAAATATATTACAAAATTGAAAAAAATGGCCTCAAATAAATAAATAAAACAACTGAGGCTAAAAATACATTATAAAAATATATATAAAAATTGTTTTAAGATTGTGTGTAATATGCGCCAGGACATGAAACACGGGGTAATAAGGATTCAACAGGTAAACCGTTGCCTTGATTGCTAGTTGATATGGGTTGATATACACCAGCTGAACTAGACAAAATAGCTGGTTGTAAAATAAATGGAGCGTAAACTTGATATCCTAATCTAGCTGAATCATTCAAACCACCATATATGGTAACATACACTCCTGACTCTGTTATAGATGATCCTGTTGTTATATTCTGCGGAATAAAAACTAACAAGTGACCCATATTAGTAGTAGGTGAGTCATAACTAGGACCATTAAGTACATGCAAATGCGATGTCGCATCACCCAAAAACCGATAAGGCGTCATATTTGGAGTTTCTATATCCAAAATAGATACGCTTTCTGAGGCTAAACCAGTTTGAGTAGGATCAATAACACCGGCATAACCGGTAGCAAAATAATTTGGTCGTTCTTGCAAAACACTTTGACAAGAGAATTCTTCATCTAAATTATTGGCTGTAAATTTCAAATTCTGATACATACTACGTGCCACGGTCTTTTGTGTAGCAGTTGCAGACGCTGCTGGAAAAGGTAAATTACCAGTCCAGATTGCATCCAAAGTGGGGTCTGTCCTATAACCATATGTTGGAGGAACATACCATACTGAAGCACCTGATGAACCCTGAATTACTATTTTAAACTTAGCGCCTCCTTGAAAACCATGATATAAGCCCATGATTCTTCGCAAAGTTGACGCTGCAGTAGATTTATATACATCAGAAGAAGGAACACCTATCTCGTTGACTTGTTCTTGTAAGCCTAAAAGAGCGGCAATATTATATGAATAAATTCCACCATTTGAATTTACATCAGTATTAGGATATTTGTATCTGGCCAATTTATAAAGCCGGCGTGAAATGTCTCTAATACTTGTTATAGGTCTAAAATCTGAAGCTTCATGCTCATCATTTTCTTCCTTAGCTATAAAATTTATATTTGATTGACTAGAAACATTAACCGGATTAGCAGATCCTTGAGCTACGAATTCTGCTGGCTTATCATCTTCTAAATTAGCCACGGAAGGAACAGTTCCTATATCTCCAGGATAAAGAACTCTATAAGGATCTGTGGAATAGCCAAACAATTCAAAATCATCCCCACAAGAAAGATAGACATTGAATTCAACAAATCTATTTACGGAGCCATTAGTGACTAAAGCTTGATTTAAATATATATAATAAACACCATGCTCTGAAGCGTTAAGTTTGGGAGATTGAGCAACAGGGAGTTGTTCTATCGATGAAACAAAAGGCAACTCTATTGTTTGAACTTGCCCTCCTGCGGCAAATTCCAAAGTTTCACAAGGAAAATTTGATATCTGATCATACAATGGGGCAACTCCAGGATTAGCCAAAGCTAAACTTCTAACCGAGTAATCTCTAGCCAACAATAATTTACAAAAATGAAAATTAGACATATTTGCTTGAATATGTAATTTTAATGAGCCTCTCCAATACTTAGACATCGTCGCTAATGTTTGCTGTAAATTAGTAAAATAATAAGACGGATTAGTTTGAGAATTTACGTCTGTATAGGTAAAATTCCTAAACTCTTGACAAGGTGTCATAGGCCTAGACCACAACAATTTCCCTTCACTAGTATCATCATAAACAGCGAAAGTTCCTATAAGTTGAGGTTTTCTTAAAATTTCTCTTAAACTCATCTCATCCCTTGTAGTATCAAAAATTGGTTGAGTTGTTATACGATCAAAATCATAAAAAGGATCTAATTTTTCAAATTGAGTGGGTTTGTCAACCACATTTGGTAACTGTCTCGTAGTAACTTGACATTTGTCCACTAATTCCGGGTTATTAGGATTATGTAAACCCGTATAGGACTTAACTAAGCTCCTAGCGGTATCAAAGAAATCTCCCGTCACATCTCTTGCAACATTAAATGTCTTATCAATAGTTTTTGTTCCAAACTTCTTTGCTGAATCAAAAAAACCTTCAGCTTGGAATCTAGTGTCAACATGTGGTGCATAAAACTCCATATATTTAAAAACTACATGCATTGTCACAGTTAAAGTGGTGGATCCACCGGTAGGGGCACTCAAAGGATTAAGAACATACAAAACAATATCAGCATAATCTCTTAAAGAAAACAAAGGACTGACTGTAGATAGATCTGTGTCGCATTTAGTTAATTTTGTGTTCGGATAAAAAGGAATCTCTAGCGTGGCGGGAGTACTTTCATTTGCAGATAAGAAGACATGAGGTGCGGCCAACAAAGTGTTTGCCACACTTAAACCTGTTGGAACTGGTACCATTTCTGATCCGTATCCAACTGGTAAACTAGCTGCGATCAAAGTTCCTTGATGCATAGGGGTTCCAGAAACTTGCAAAATCAAACTAGCTTTGCATCTATACAATGTAGATGCATCAAAGGGAATAGAAGCTAAAGGATTAGACAATAAAACTTCTGGAAATTTAAATACCTCCAAAAAGGTATTTCTAAAAGCAGATTCTGGCCATTTAACGGTTCCAACTCTAAAAGGTTTATTTAAAATTCTAGTATAGTCCATCAAAAAATCAGAGGATACACTTGCTTGTTCAGGAAATGTTTCAAACATGGTATCTGGTTCTATATTGTTTCTCATTCTCACTCCTGACAAGTAATTCTGAGATACAACATTAACATTATTATTACTATCTTGGAAACTTTCTACAATTCCGACTTTAGACATGTTTTCAAGCATAGTTGATTCGACAGTATTTACGGTTGTGTCAGCAACACTTTTATTATTATTTTCTTCATTCGTGGTAGCATTAATTTACATCTAGCTAGTTACTACCATAACAAGCATTTATAGATGGTTTCTTTTAATTATAAATTATAACTTGTCTGTCGCTATTCGTTAAAGAATTTACTAGAAAAACAAATATTTTAAACACGCATATATACAAATTATAACTAACAAAATCAATTAAAAATATAAATTATTCGAGAATGACAACGGGACTTCACAGTTCTCATCAGTAAAATAATTCATCATAGTTAAAATAGGAATTTTCTCCCAAGGAATTCTATACTTCTGGAGTCTGAAGTATAAATCTGCTAAAAGAGCTTTATGATCAGGATGTAAAAACATTTCTCTTTGCACAGCAGAAACTTTATCTCTAATTACTACAGCATGGTCTTTTGTACTATCATAATAAGAGAGAGTATTTTGTATAACCCTCAATTCCAAAGGACACACTATTCTATTTAAAGTTGGGTGATAAACAAAAGTCCGTTTTAAAAATGAAACTTCATTTATATGTTGAAATGGGGATTGAATAGATTGTTTACTTGCATCTGTAAAGCCTAAACCAGCATCAGTAAAAAACTCCTCCATAGTAATAGCATTTAGTGAATGGTAATGATTTCTGACTACATTTAATTTGTCATCTCCGTATACATAATCGGAAACATCCGTCCAATACCCGAGAGTCGTTGGCTTCGGTACATTCCTAAAATACCAAATAGCCGTATATAGTTTATTAACTATACTGTTAACTATTGCTGTTAAATAACTACCAGATGGCATAGAATGAGTTGTTATATATAAATCTTTGCTGACTATTACAACGGAGTTTGTTAAAGTGCCTGCCAAAGCCTGGATTAAATTAAAGTTTGTACATGAACTTTTGTTAAATAACGTATTTGCTATCATTTCCTGTATCATAGGATTCATACCTCCATCCCAATTTTTAATATCTCCGGCAAAGATCTTTCCGGAAAGCAAATCAGTGTAGATCTTTGGCCACTCCTCTATTGGGTTACACCCCACCATAATTTTATTAAAGTCTCTCTTACTCATGATGTTCTCCACCATCTTACCAAAGTATTTCTTCATTAAAAATTGCTGATGTATAGTTCCCACACGAAAACTACGAGGAACTCCTTCTTTCTCCTGATTTCTGACCTCATCTTTAAGACATTCAAACCACAACAAATTTTTATATTCAACAAACCCAAGTTTAGCTTGCGTCTCAATCTCTTCTAATTCTTTCTTAAAGAAATCCGTTGTACGTCCATTCTCAAAATCTATATATTTCTCTTTATCTTTAAAACACCCAAAACCATTGGATGATTTTTTATTTAATCTAGCTAATTGATCAGTTCCTAATATAACTTCAGCGTCCGATAACTCACCAAAAGGCTCTATTATTTCATCCAAAACTTTTTGGGCAAAATTTAATTCTTCTTTAGAGAAACTCTTACACGGTTTAAAAGATTTGGACGCAACTATTTTAAGAGTTTTATCCCCATACTTGTCCAGTTCAGCCGGATATCTATTTACAGGGTAAATACCATACAATGAAGAGGGTTCTATATTAGAGACGGTAGGGGTATTGGAAATCAATTTCCCGTTTTCTAACTTACAAACACTACTTTCTCTCATTACTCTCTCAGATAAATCAAAAGGTACGGGAATTAAAGGCTTATCTTTTTCTACAAAAGACTTTATAACTTTTCTCAGGCTATCAGACCAATTTGATCCTATTCCTAAACCTTGAGCTTGACTACCTGCAACGTGAAAGCCTAATAATCCTCTCTTTGTAGAAAAAACAGGACTACCGCACATACCTGGATTTTGTACATCATACAGAAAGTACTCTGGTTTTGCTTTTAAAATTCTATTCTGAGTTTGTGTTTTAAAAACATACTCCAGAACTGAGCCTACGGATTTCCCTGCTTGAATCGCGTGGAAACCCCAAGGAGTAACCAAATACTCTTCCTCTTTACCTTGGACATCTTTATCTATCCAATTAGATAAACTCTTAAATGGATTTGGATATCTTGCAGGTAATTCAAATATACAAACATCTTCCTCTAAATTACTGTATAAAACAGAGATGGTCATCCACTCTATTAAAACATGATTCAATGCTCTGTCTTTATAAATTTTTATTTTCATTTGATTGCCCATATTCATATGTTCTGGTAAAATTAACAACCTACCAGACACTAAAGTACAACAGGATACTACTTCTTCATCAGGTCCTTGTAAATCACACTCAAATACATGATTTTTTATTAACTTAACAGAGTTGTGAACGGAAGAAAAATCACCAGCCAATTCTACACCTTCCCCTTTAAAAGAAGGTTTGGGATTGACAGGAACGCCATTCCAGGTTCCATGTGTGGTATATTCATCTATAGCAAGATATATAGAATAACAAAAGCATATTATACCAAAACCAAATAATAGTTGAGAATAAAAATCTAGCTTATTATTAAAGAGATTTTTTTGATAATCTCTACATCCTGTTTTTCATCCCTTGTCATATTTGGATCATTTTCAAACGATTTATTGAAAATATACTGCCACTCCTCAAACTCAGACCATAAAAGATCAGTTATCCTTCTAGCTCCTACTATTCCATAATACAAACCAACTCCCATAACCACCGAGTCCAAAAAGCCTTGGGCTTCCATATCGTGATACTCTTCTAATAAATTATCTATGTCGTTATTAGTCATGTCTTTCATACTTTGTGTTAAATCATAACTACATTTCATTTTTTCTTTTAAAATACGAAAACCTTTAATTATAGCTCCCATCCACACACGAGCGTTATGAAACAAATCATCACCTGTTAATTCTACACTAGGGGGTAACGAATATTTAAAGTAAGAGGGAAATCCATGTATAAATCTACCCTCAGCACTATTGTAATATCGAAATTTAATAGTGCCGGAGAACATTCCTTCTTCTCTTTTAACTTCGGAGAAATCAAAAACGAATCCTCTTCGCCACAGCGCTCTAATATCGGCTATACCGTCAGTGCACATAACGCTC